AGAAATAGAAGAAGTTATTGTTATTGAGATAGAGATAGCAACTAAAGAAGAGATAGAAGATTTTACTGAGGAGGAGTTAGTAGAGTATGAAGAAGCTAAAGAAGAAGCTATACAAGAATATGTCGAAGACCTTACTGAAGAAGAAGTTGTTGAGGTCTTAGAAGAAGTAAACGATATCGGAGTACAGAATCTTTCAGAAGCATCAGAAGAAGTTCAAGAGATAGTTCAAGCTGTTGTAGAGGAAGCTATCCAGGATGTGGCACAACTTACCACCGAACAGGTAGAAGTTGTTGCTGAAGTACTTCAAATAAAAACAGAAGATGTAGAGTTGATAGCTGAGTCAGTTAAAGATGATGAAGTTATAGCTGAAGCTGTAGAAGAATACATTGAAAGAGCTGTAGCAAATAAAGATGTAGAAAATTATACCTTAGCTGATGTTGTCACAGAAATATCTTATGAATCATTCATAGAAAATCCTATAAAAACCTTCGTAGATTTTAATAATCTAGGTGATATAACCATTGCAAACATAGGAGATGACATGACTAATGACCAAAAGGAAAAAGCTCAAGAGGTTGTAGTACCAGTTATTTTGACTAGAATAATTAGTATGGCAGCTTTTGTATTTAGGAGAGGTAATGTTTAAACAACTAGGTAACTGGTTTATAGAAGCAATTAAAGAAACATTAAACCTTAGTTGGACTTTGGTTGGTTTAGTTATTGCAACATTAACTTTAACTGGTTCTGCACAACAAGTGACAGGACTTGCTACAATACTTACATTAGCTATATGGTTATTAACCATAGGATTTAGAAAGTGAGAGTACAATATGTCCGACAAAAAATTATGCAACAAGAAGACCTTGCAGGAATTAGTTAAAGAATTACTAGATATAGAAATAGAAGGTAAGAAAGTCTTTACACCTACAGTTATGATAAATGGTGATAAACCTTTTATATCAGGACTAGCAGCTTCAATGCCTTTGTATGTTAATGCAAAGAAAGATGGAGATATCAGAGCTAGGGATGAAGATGGTAAGTTTGTAGCAGACGACATAACCACTGCTGACAATGAAGCATGGAAAGAAGAAGAGTAATGTGTTACATAAATCAAAAAAATAATGGTACATATATACAAATATGTAACAATAAATATGGGTCAGAACATTGCAGTTAGATGTTATTAGAACTCAGTTCGGTAAAGATGCAACCAATGGAATGCTGTTTATTGATGGTTTGTTTGAGTGTTATACACTAGAAGACCAGTATCAAGCAGTCAAAGTTATGCACGAAACCTGCATACCCGAAGGTGAATACGATATACAGTTTAGAAAGACTGGTGGGTTCCATGCTAAGTACACAGAGAGGTACAAGAACGCACATTATGGTATGTTGCACATACAAAATGTACCTAATTTTACCTACATTTTAATTCATACGGGTAATACAGATGAGCACACATCTGGATGTTTGATAGTTGGAGAGACACAACAAGATTTAGATGTATCGGCTGATGGGTTTATTGGTTCAAGTACTGTAGCGTACAAGAAAATGTATGCAAAAGTAGCTAATCAATTACTCCAAGGTAAGAAAGTTACCATTAAATACAATACAATAAACAACTTGTTAGAAAATAAACCTTTAGATAATAAAGCTAAAGACCATTTGATACTAGCTGAGTCTGTATATGACAAACTCCAAGAGATAAACGGTAATGTCATCAAGACTAATGCTATGATTAAAGGTAGATTAATAAATTAGGAGAGATAAATGAGTGAAGAACTTAAAGATATGATTGAAAGAACAGTATGGACTTTCGTTGAAGCATTTCTTGGAGCTTTAGTTGTTGCGCCTTTAATATCCGTTGATGCAAATACATTAGAGTTAGCTGCATTAGCAGGTGGTGGTGCTGCACTTGCAGTTATAAAGACATACGCTAAGAAAAAAATAAGTTAAACTTTTTTTTGTCATATACTGCTAACAACAGGACTACGGAGGTATTATGCCAAAGAAAAAGAAATACACTGGCGAACAACTAGGTAATAATTTCTACAAATCAGGATGGCAACCTGGTTATGAACTTAACACACAAACTGGTATGGGTGAGCTTACGCATGTAGGTACTGACCCTGATTATCAAAATAAATATGATGAAATACTAAGAGATTGGGGTTTTAACCCTGATAAGTATGAAATTGTAGGCACAGTTCGTGCATCCAGTTGGAATACACAGCTAAAAGGTGGCACAGTTGAAACATTTTTTGCTTTCAAAGGTATAGTAAAAGCAAAAGTACCAGGTCACGACAAGTATTTTCAAGAATTGTTTAAACAATCTAAGAAAAAAATACCATTAGTTAAAAAGGTTTACAAGGGAGGCGACACAGCCTTCCTTTTTTTTATGGCAGATTGGCAACTCGGTAAAGACGATTACGGAGTAACTAATACTATAAATAGATACGATGTTGCTTTACAAGATGGAGTGCAGAGGATAAAAGATTTGCGTAAGATTGGTGTACAGATAGATGAAATTTACATTATAGGATTAGGTGACCTCACAGAAAATTGTCAAGGCTTCTACGATTCTCAATCCTTTAATATTTCTTTGTCGATGATTGAACAATATGCACTAGCAAGAAGCATGATAATGAAAACTGTAGATACTTTTTTACCACTTGCAGATAAAATTGTACTAGCAGGTGCGCCTGGAAATCATGGAGAAATGACTAGAAATGGTAAAGGTAAAGTCATTACAAGTCGTTTAGATAACTCAGATACAATGCACTTACAAATATGTGATGAGATTATGTATGCTAATAAAGAGAGATACAAGTCAGTAACAGTAGAAATACCTGATGGATTCCATCAAACTATGACCATAAAAAATATACCATGTGCTTGGACTCATGGTCACATGAGTGGTAGTGGTGGGAACGCAGAAGCTAAGATTGAAAATTGGTGGAAAGGTCAGATGTATGGGTTCTTACCTGCGAAAGACGCTCAGATTTTAATAACAGGTCACTATCACCACTTTAGAAGTAAAATGCAGGGAGATAGGACTTGGTTTCAGTCACCAAGTTTAGATAAAAGTATTGAGTTTACTGCTAGGACAGGTAACTGGTCTCATCCTGGTGTCTTATCATTTACTGTAAACAATAAAGGTTGGGATAACTTAAAAATATTGTAGTTTGTGTGGTACATAGTGCCACTAAGATTGCTACTCTTGTTTAATAGCATCCTCGCAGAGGTAAAACCTCAATGTTTGTAGGCTTTTAATTGTTTAGTAATATTTTATATGGTTTTTTATTTCCTAGAAAATCTAACTCTGGATAAAACTTCATAGGTATTCTTTCGTCATTCCATTGTGTTGATACCTTTGCGTATGGTAACCACACTGGCGCAGCATCAGGATGTGCAAAGTAAGTTATACCTACCCTAACATTAGAGTATGGTTTAGCTTTGTCATACATCTCTGATAGATGTTGGTAGTCACTCTGTTTAAACTTCAAGGTACCCTTGACTTCAGCTATATATAATTTGTCTTTAATAACAAAGACATAATCTGGTACCAATATTATTTGTAATGCTAACCACATCTTCTTCATGTTAGGTGTGAGCTTAGGGTCAGGTCCAAGTTTTATCCAGTCCTCACCTTCTATTAAGTTGTTCTTTTTAAAATACTTTTGCATACACTCATCAGCCATGTCTGGTACTGATTGTCTTTCTTCCCAACTGTTTGTAAATTTCATATCATCTCCTAAAATGGTATCTCATTTGTCTTTGCGCCTTGTGATTTTTTATCTAATAAAGCATGGCACTCTCTATATTCCCATGACCATGGTTTCTTTTCATCAGCTACTAACTTGTATGTCTTACCACAATAAACATTTCCATCCTTGTCATAGTGTGTTATGTTATTAATTCCTTCGCAGTTGAAAGAACTTTTGCATTTAGTATCAGGTGCAGGTGGTATGTCAAAATTATGTTCAGGGTATTTTTCTTTTAGCCTACCTATAAGTTTATCTAAGTTACTACCTGCTTGTTCTAAAGCCATTCTGTTGGGCAGTCAGTGTCACCCCAAGCTGTCCATCCACAACCCTCGTTGCCTTGATACTTACTGCAGCTCCAACTAGGTATCTTGCCATACTTGTCTGGCTCATCTTGTTTCTTTTTTCTATTGTCTTCAATGTTCTCTGTCTTACCACACTCTGGACAGTTTCTTGTCTTGTCTTGTATCTCACCAAAAACTTCTTCAACTATTTCTACATCAGTTTTAGTAGTGTCAACCTGTTGCGTTTCAAATACTAAGTCTTTAAATATTTCTAGTTGTTTTTCATCCCAGTCTTCTACTTCATTTGGAAATCCTTTAGCAACTACATCTTTATAAGTATCTCTTTTAATAACTGCTCTGACTACCTCATCTTTAACAGTTGCAACCATAAAAGTATTAAGTTGTTGTGCATTGTTAGGTTCTTCTTCAACATCCTTAGCAAAATCTTTCTTTGCTTTCTCTAATACCTTGATGTCCTCTTTGTCCTTAGTCATCTTAGGTTTAGATGTCTGTACTTCTGCGTAGTGTTCTTCTTCAGTAACACCACCAGTCCAAAGTTCTAAGCCAATACCTAATCTCATGCAACATCTTTTGATACCATCTGATACTGCTAGTTTAAGTATCTCTGATTCAGTTATGTTTCTTTTCACTGCGTTCACATCAACATCCCCTACTTCTTCTATGGTCTGGTCTGTTGATTTAATATACAGTCTGCACTTTGCTCCAATGATTGCTCCAGTCTTATCTCTAGTTTCTTCAAAGGTAAAGTCGTAACCACCACCAATGACATCTACTAATCTCTGTGTGTATATGTGGTGTGGTACATAATCACCAAATTTGCCCTTAGGTGCTTTCTTTACAACACTCTTAGGAAAATCTTTAGTTAATTTTTTTTGTATTTCTTTATTCATTTCTATTCTTCCTCGTCTTTGATTGCTTCTTCTATCAACACATAAACTCTTTGTCTAGTACAGTCCAATGCCTGTCCTATTTTTATTGCCGACATTCCTTCAGCATAACAAAACCTAACGACATTTTTTCTGTGGTTTAGTTTGTCATTGATAGATTCCTTTTTATAGTTTATGTCTGTTTGTATTTCTTGTAGTTGTTTAAACATCTGTTCTGTATTTATAGACATTTATTCTTCCTCCTTTTGTTTGTTAAGTTCTTCTGCTACTTTAATTACATTTTCATTATGGTCTTCTACAAACTTATCCATAAGTGTAGTAATTTTGTTCGGGTTTATCTTAGTCATCATTGGTGTAGTGCTTACTTGTTGTCCACCACACGCATTAGCTAAAGCTATTGCCCATTTTTTTAGTGCCTTTGGCTCACTAAATATATTAGCCATCTTCCTCCTATTCTATTCTTATGTTATTTAATAGGCTCTAGTTCAATCACTCGTACTAGAAACATACCACCTGCGTCTTTAAGTTCTCTAACTTTGCACATAGCCTCGTGCCTGTCTTCAAACCTCCATATATCGCTGCCACCTGTTATGGCTAGACTTTTTACTAGGTATTTCATAGTTCTCCTATGTCAACATCAGTTTAATTATACTGTCCTTGTCGTCTTTCCGTGTAAACTTATGTTTATTTTATTCTCCTTCTCCTTTAAACATATCATCAAAACATTCTGGGTGTACCCCTGTTAACAGTTGCTCTCGTTGTCCTCTGTTATGTTCTGGAAATATATCCTGTATTAATCTGCGTAAGTGTCGTGGTGTTTGGGTAAACTCTTTGTACTTGTCCTCCTCTACCATAACTGTACCTGTCTGCATACAATGTATACATTCTTTAGTTGTTACTGCGAACATTATTCTTCCTCCTTGTTTATTTACAGAAAAAACCCTAGTTAAAAGGGTATAACTAGGGCTTAATCTTTTTTTTTATTTAATTTTATTTAATTCCATACTTCAGGAAATAGTCTTTTATATTCCTTTATCATTCTGTTATGTCTTACTTCGTTTAATGTGCCTACAATAGCCACCCGTAACACGATTATAAACCCTACGGCTATGATTAAACCCTCTATACTAAACATTATTCCTCCTGTACTTCTGCTCCACAATCGTTACAAGTAAACTCATCTTGATAATCTGCTCTACTAGAGTCAGTTATCTTGTTGCAACTTGAACAATGTGTCTGTTGTCTTTCTTCGCTTAACTCAATTACTTTACATTGCATTATTATTCCTTTGTTTTTATACTTTAACTACTTACAAATCCAAAAGGACCCATATAGCCGACTACTTTACTAACTTTTTTGTAGTTTATATTATTTTCGTTTAAGTGTTTTATACAACCCTGATAATCGTTAGCAATTCTAACAATATCTCCATCAGAATCTATCTCACAATTCCAATAAACATTTTTTCCTTTGCAAGTATTATCTTTATCAAGACAAGTTAGATTTTTGTTGGTTAGCCACTTAGTATGTGTTTCCATTGTCTTAGTCTCCCTTTGTTTGTTATACCAGTATCTCACATGACTATGTATGTTGTCAAGTTATTAAGTAATATATTATCTAGAGTATTAGTTCAGATTTGGGGGAGAGATTTTAAATACTGTATTGTAATTTCTTTCATTATTTTTCCTCCTCAAATATTAATTCTATGTTGTAGTCGTTAGCTACTTTTTTTAATAATACCTCTGTGAAATATCTTTTATCGGTTGTCATCTCCTCCGTGTATCCACTTGTGAATAGATAATCGATAGCTTGTAAACATTCTTCTTTACTAACTTTGTTTATTTGCTTATTCATTATTCTCCCTCATACATTTACTAAATCGTTTCCCTCGTTGTTTGTTCTTTTCATTAGACAACCTCCTTTGTTTCTATCATGTCTGCAAATCCCTCTTTAGTTAGAGTGTCAATACAGTGTTGGGTTAACTCTCCATCCTCTGTTATTAATCCATAGTCCATTGTGTCTTGTACATTACTGGCAATAGTCGGATTAATTTCTAAGTAACTTCTTACTTTCTTA